TACACCTGATTCTATAAGTGAAAAATACAAAAATTCCATAAAAATCCTTGAACAAATTCAAAAAGGAATTATTTCACTTGGCATTGAAACGGCAGGAACAGCTCCTGAACTTGGAGAATATAGAACTAACAAGTCTTTTCAAGATAAAACATTTTCAAAGCAGGTAATGAATGAATATTAATAATATTGAAAACTAAATAATTGAAAGACTTAAGGCTAAAATACCCGAACTTCACATTGAGGGATTCCCTGAAAAACCTGCAGAATTTAAGCTTGTACATCCCAAAGGTGCAATTCTTGTACATTATCAGGGAGGAATTTATTCCGATCAAAAAGCTCTCGCAGTGATAGTCCAGGAAAAGAAGTATGAATTTAGTATAACTGTTGTAATGAGGCATTTAAGAGCTCATGAGGGTGCTTATGGCTACCTTGACAGAGTTCGAAATATACTAACCGGTTTTAAACCCGAAGGCGGAAGCAAAATGATTCCGGTTAAAGACGAATTTATTGGTGAAGATAACGGTATTTGGCAGTATTCGATTAATTTTACTACTGTAATACCTGTTTTAGAAGATATTGAGGAATAAGATTATGCCGGCAAACTTTTTGCATGGAGTTGAAACAATAGAAATCACAAAAGGTTCACGTACTATTCGAACTGTAAAAACAGCAGTTATTGGTCTTATAGGCACAGCTCCTGTTAATGCAGTTGATGCTGAATTTAAAACGGTAAATAAGCCTGTTTTAATAACAAGTGAGAAAGATGGAGCCAAATATTTTGGCGAGCCAACAAGCGGATTTACAATCCCTTCAGCCCTAAATGCAATATTCGATCAGGGTGCAGGAATTGTAATTGTAATAAACGTCTTTGACCCTGCGGTTCATACAAATGTGGCAGATGTTCAGCTTTCTGATGTGATAGGAACTGTCACCGCACAAGGAAAAAGAACAGGATTGCAGGCATTTAAAGATTGTTATTCGCTATTTGGTTTTTACCCAAAGACTTTAATAGTCCCCAAATACTGCGAAGATAAAGCTGTTACAACAGAAATGAACGCAGTTGCAAGCAATATTAGGGCCATCGGACTTATTGATGCTCCTGTCGGGACAACCGTTCAAAACGCTATAACCGGCAGAGGTTCAAATGGAACTATTAATTACAATTTCAGCTCAGACAGGCTTGTGCTTTGTTATCCTCAGTTAAAAGTTTACGACACTGCAACAGATACAGAAAAACTTGAACCTTATTCTCAAAGGCTTTCAGGTGTTATAGCAGCAAAGGATATCGAAAAAGGCTATCACTGGTCACCGAGTAATACTGAAATAAAAGGAATTACAGGAGTTGAAAGACTGCTAACTTCAATGATTAATGACCCCAACAGTGAAGTTAATCTTTTGAATGAAGCAGGAATAGTGACTGTATTTAATTCTTTTGGCTCAGGTTTTAGAACCTGGGGAAATAGAAGTTCTGCTTACCCAGCCTCAACTCACCCGACTAACTTTATCAATATTAGAAGAACAGCTGATATTCTCCATGAAAGTGTTGAATACTCTATGCTTCAGTTTATTGATTATCCGATAGATAACGGTTTAATCGATTCTATCTGCGAAAGCGTTAATGCATTCATTAGAACGCTTATCGGCAGAGGCGCTTTGATTGACGGGAAATGCAGGTTTAATCCGGCTAAAAACCCTGCTGAAGAAATCGCAAACGGACATCTGCTTTTTGATATTGAGTTTATGCCACCAACACCTGCAGAGAGAATAACGTTTGAAAGCTTTATTAACATTGAGCTCTTGAGAAACCTCGGGCAATGAGAGTTGCAGTAAATAAATATGGCGGTATTGAGGTTTTTACAGACACAAAAGATGCCTGTTTTTCTTGCGAAAACAAAACAGATTGTCCTCTAGTAGAAGCGTTAAGAGCTGAAATTGTAATACTTCACTACGCAGAGATTGATATTCAAAGATGCGGATTATTCCGAAGGAGCGTGACAAATGTCAAAAATTAAGATTAACAGGCTAACTAACGCCAATATTTATATGGATGGTAACAATCTACTTGGGCGTGCAGAAGAAATCCAGCTTCCACAAATAAAACATAAAATGGCTGATCATAAAGCTCTTGGGATGGTGGGTTCTGCAGAATTCTTTGCAGGTATCGATAAGCTTGAGAGCAAAATCAAGTGGAATTCACTTTACACAGAAGTATTAAAGAAAGCCGCAAACCCATTCGTTGCTGTTCAAATTCAGGCAAGAGCTTCTCTTGAAACCTATAACAGTATGGGCAAATTAGCGGAAGTTCCTGCGGTTGCTTATTTATCAGGAACATTTAAAGAATTTCCTCTTGGTAACCTTAAGCCACAGGAAAATGCTGAGTATGAAACGACAATGAGTGTTAATTACGCAAAACTTATTGTTGATGGAGAAGAAATATTTGAGATAGATGTTCTTGAAAATATCTATAAAGTCGATGGTATCGATATTTTAACTGTTTACAGAAATAATACAGGAGCCTAAAAGTGAAAGAAATACAACTGCCAAGCGGTAAAACAGCCACCATAAAAGATGGCAAAGGGCGTGACCTTTTAAATGCACAGAGAAAAGCTAAAACAAGCGATGAAATCCTTTTTGCACTTATCGCAGAAGTTGCAGAAATAGATGGAGAGGCTGTAATCTATGAGGACTTATTGGAAATGCCTCTTGAAGATGTGCTTGCATTACAGGCGGAAATTTCGGGAAAGTTTCAGTCATTACCTCAGAATGTATCATCCACCTTGCAAAAACAACCGGCTGGAGCTACAGCGAAATAAAGGAAATGGAGCTTGCTGAACTTGAGTTTTGGGTAAAGCAAGCCATCAAATACAGACAAACTGACACTGAGGATTTAGAAGAAATATGTTAGACACAATGATGAAAGTATCTTTAACTCTCGTTGCCTTTGACAAAATGTCGAGGGTTATTAAAGATGCAGTTAACAAGTCTAATGATGAATTCAACAAGCTGCAACGCAAAGTTAAACAGACTTCTGAATCAATAGAAACTCTCGGCAAAAATATGATGGCGCTTGGGGGAGGTATGACACTGAGCGGTCTTGGGCTTGCTCATACTCTTGGTTTAACCGATGCAATTCCGCAGGCTCTTCAAATGGAGCACAGAATAAGAGAACTCGGAAATGTCGGACAATTAACCGAACAACAGCTTGCAAGTATGGATAAACGCCTCGGGCAGATTTCAAAATACACAAACCAATTCAGGCTGGATATTATCGAGGGTTTGAGCGTTCTTGTAGCTTCTGGTGTTGACCCCACTAAAGCTCTTGACTATATGAACGTCATCGGTAAAACCGCAACGGCAGAACAGGCAGCTATTGTCGATATTTCAAAAACAGCCTTTTCTGTAACTGATAATCTCAAAGTTCCGGTTTCACAATTATCTAAAACTATGGATATTCTTGCTCAGGCAGGAAAACAGGGCAGGTTTGAATTAAAAGATATGGCTGGAGAATTCCCGGGATTAACAGCGAGCGCAAGTATGCTTGGAATGAAAGGCGTGCCTGCAGTTGCCCAATTAGCGGCTGCTCTTCAAATTGCGATGAAAGGTTCTAAAGATGCAAGCGAAGCAGCTAATAACCTGCAAAATTTCATGCAAAAACTTTCCGCTCCGCAGACTATGAAAAACTTTAGCGAAAAATTTGGAGTGGATATTAAAAAAGTTCTAAACGATGCTATAGCTCAAGGTAAAGACCCAATTTTTGAAGTTATGAAAACAATTCAGCAAGTAACCGGCGGTGATCCGTTTAAACTGTCAGAGATATTTCAGGATATGCAGGTTTTAAACTTTATAAAACCGATGATGAAGAACCTCAAGGAATATGAAGCAATCAAGCGTTCCGCCTTATCAGCAAACGGCATTGTAGACAGCGATTATCAAAATATGATGAAGACTACTATTGAGCAGTGGAATCGTTTAAAAATTAATATGATGAAAATCGTCCTGCCAAACCTTGCAGGACCGTTAAAGGTGGCAAATCAAATACTTGAGAAGATAAATCAGAATCCTCTGCTTCAAAAAGGGATATTTACGGCGATAGTTGGACTAACAGGCGGAGGAATTCTTTTAACAATCCTTGGCGGTGCTGTTTTTGCTGTCGGAAATCTTACCAAAGGCTATGGAAAATTCCTGCAGTATGCAAGGGATTTAACTCCGATATTAAAACAAAACACTATGCAGCTATTGAAGTTTCTGGGATTAAATACTACTTTTCATAATCTTGAAACAGCATCAAAACTAAGAAATGCAGGAAATCCTCTTGGTATAGACTTATCCAAGTTCTCATTTAAAAGCGGAATATTCGCTGATATAAGAAGAATTGACAACAATTTAAGAGCCGGAATAATTCGCTCTTTTAAAGAGTTCCCTGCAAATACAGTAAAAGCCACAACTTCATTAAAAGATTGGACAGTAACTTCAATAAAGGCTGTTCCTTCAAACTTTATGAACGGATTAAAGGCAATTAAATCAGGCTTCCTTGATTTACCTTCTAAGATTAGAGCTGGCATTATCGCATTTAGAGCATTTTCTTTAACTCTTTTAACTTCACCTATCGGCTGGATTGCTCTTGCAATCGGTGCTGCTGCTTTTGTTGTTTATAAATACTGGAAGCCGATTACAGGATTCTTTAGAGGATTGTTTAAGGGATTAAAAGAAGGTCTTGCACCATTACAACCTGCTTTTAAAGCTTTAGCCAAATCCTTATCGCCAATCCTTGTTCCGTTAAAGTCTATCTGGGAATTGTTTAAAAAACTAATCCAGCCTGTTGAAGATACAGGTGGAGCTGCTGAGAAAATGGGCGTTCGATTCGGCAAGGTTTTAGCTCAAATAATTCTCAAAATTACAGACCTAATCAAGAAAATGTTCCAACTTGGAGCTAAAATTGCTGATTTTCTCTCCTTTGGAATGCTGTCTAAAACTGCAAATACTCAAAAAGCTATCGGCAAACACGCACAGATTATTAGAGATCATCTTCCGCACTCGCCAGCTAAAATGGGTCCGCTTAAAGACCTGCATAAAATAAAATTAATCGAAACAATCGCTGCAACAATCAAACCTGCACCCTTATTTTCTGCGATGAACAAGGCTTTATCATTCAAAGCAAAACCTATAACTATGGGAAGTTCAAAGCAGGGCAACTCGGGCGGAACTGTTTCAATTCACTACAACCCGAATGTTTCAATTAATGGCGCAAGTCCTCAAGCCAAAGAGGACTTTGCCCAAATGCTTAAACAGCATAAGGACGAAATTCTAAAACTTGTTAAGGCTGAAAATCAAAGACAAGTGAGGTTAGCATACTGATGTTCGCTCAGTTAGGAAATATAAAATTTGATTTAATAACGTACTTCAACGGGCTTGATGATCTTCAAAAACATAACTTTGCCGAGCATCAGACGATTGAAAGTAAGCCAAAACTACAATTTATCGGCGATGAGCTGGATGACCTTAATATAAAACTGAATTTTCATTCTTCTTTCTGTTCTCCGGAAAATGAAATCAAAAAGCTGAAAGACATAGCTAAAAAGCATCAGGAGTTAGCTTTTATTCTCGGAAACGGAAAATACGTCGGCAAATATGTTATTGAGGAAATCTCTTCAACAACACAACAGAGCGATAAATTTGGCAACCTCATATCAATAGAAGCTGAAATCAAACTAAAAGAATGGAGCGAGAGCAGTATAAAAGTTAAGAAAAAAGTGAAAAAGCAGACTACTAAAAAGAAGCAGACTACCAAAACAACAACGAAAACTAAGAAAACAACAAAGCAAATTGTGAGGCAGGCGTGAGTGATTTTTATGAGTACATCACAAAAGACGGCGACAGGTGGGATTTGATTGCTTATGAGTTTTATTCAGATGCAACACTTTATGAATCAATAATCACAGCCAATCCCGAAGTTCCAATAATACCAATACTGCCGTCAGGATTAAAGCTAAAAATACCTGTCATAGAAGATTCAAACGAAATTACATTTATATTGCCACCCTGGCGTGAATAAAAGGAAAATCAATGCTAAAACCTATATCCAAAGTTGAATACGAAAATACAGATATTACAGCACACATTTCACCTTATGTGCTGTCTGTCAGCTATACTGACTTTGAACATGGACAATGCGATGAAATTGAAGTCCAGATAGAAGATACTAATCATATCTGGAAAGCAGACTGGTACCCGAGTAAAGGCGATGCTTTAAAACTAAATATTGGCTACGAGGGAGAAAAACTCCTAAACTGCGGAAGCTTTGAAATTGATGAATTAGAGTTTGCTTCACCGCCTGACACCATAACTTTAAAAGCACTAGCGGCTAACATTAAAAAAGCTCTCAGGCAGAATAATTCGGTTGCTTATGAGAATAAAAATTTAAGACAGATAGCTCAAGAAATTGCAAATAAGCATAATTTACAGCTTATCGGCAGTATTCGAGATGTAAAAATCAAGCGGATTACTCAGCATAAAAAACGTGACCTTGAGTTTCTTAAAAATCTAGCTGAAGAATACGGATATATATTTAAAGTCAGTGATAACAAGCTCACATTCTATGAAACCGCAAAATTAAAAACTTCAAACCCTGCTTTGATTTTATACAGACAGGATTTAACTTCATTTACTATCAGGGATAAAACCTACGACCAGTATAAATCTTGCGAAGTAAGTTACCACGATCCAAAAACTAAAAAACTTGTAAGTTCAAATATTAAAGGGAATTCAGAAAAAGCAGACACACTTAAACTGCATAAACGCTGTGAAAACAAGGAGCAGGCAATATTAAAAGCCAATGCTGGAATAAATAAGCATTCTCCTGTTGAAGGAAGCATTTCTTTAATAGGAAATCCGCATCTTGTTGCAGGGTTAAATATTGAGCTTAAAGGACTTTATCACCTGAGCGGAAAATATCATATAAAACAGGCGAGACACTCAATAGACAGAATGTCAGGGTATAAAACGGAGTTAGAAATAGAAAAATGCTAAAGTTTGGAATTGTGACTAATATTGATGAAAAACAGGCAAATGCAAGAGTTCAGTTTCAAGATAGTGACGGAATTCCTTCTTTTTGGCTCCCTGTTCTGCAAGCTAAAACGTACAAAGATAAGTTCTATATCCTGCCTGATATCGGCGAACACGTTGCCTGTCTTATGGATGAGAATCTTGAAGACGGTGTTATTCTCGGTGCTATTTATTCAGAGCAGGATGCCTGCCCTGTTGCTTCAAAAGACAAATTAAAAATTAAGTTTAATGACTCTACAGAATTTGAATATGACAGGGTTGAGCATATTTTGAACATTATTTGTCCGACCATAAATATTCAAGGAATTATCAATCATACCGGATTATTTCTAAATTCAGCCGGCGTTATGTCTGAAGGTGAAGTCATTGACCATACAGGCAGCATGCAGGCGATAAGAGGGATTTATAACGCTCATACTCATAATGAAACTGATTCAGTAACTCAAAAACCAAATGAGGAGATGAGTTAATGGCAACACTTAATGAAATAAAATCAGTAGATTGGCAACCTAAAATCAATGAAATAGGTAACATTGTCGAGGGCATTGATGATATAGACCAATGTATAAAAATAATTCTTATGACAAGAAAAGGTACAGACCCTCATCGTCCCGAGTTTGGCTCCGATATCTGGCAATATATAGATTATCCGATAAATGAAGCGGTTCCAAATATTATTAGAGAAACCTTTGATGCAATAGCTCTATGGGAAATAAGAGTTCAAATTAATGCTGTTACAGCAGAAATTAATGAATCTCAGATAAATTTTAAAATTGATCGGCAAATAAAAGGAACTGATGAGAGCGGAACATTGGAGGTGACGGTATGACACTTCCAGAGCCACAGTTTATTGAAAGAGATGTTAATAAAATTACTCAGGAATGGATTTCTCTCTATGAGCAGAAAACAGGTAAGGCCCTTCAACCTGCACAAATAGAAAGAATCCTTATTGACGTTGGAGTTTATAGAGAATCTTTGCTTCGCATAGGAATTCAGGAAGCAGCTAAGCAGAATCTTGTTAATTTTGCTACTTATCCAATGCTCGATTACCTTGGAGAACTCCTCGGGGTTTATCGAATAGAAGCAAAGTATTCAAAAACCACTTTTAAATTTGTATTAACAGAGGCTTTGACTTTTGATTATACAATTCCGGCTATTATTCAGGTTGAATCAAAAGACGGCAAGGTAATATTTAAAACCTTAAAATCAATAATTATTCCAAAAGGGCAGTCATATATTGAAATAGAAGGTACTGCTGAAACAGCAGGAATTATTGGAAACGGTTATTTATCAGGAGAGATAAACAACCTCATAACTCCAATTCCATATATATCAGAGGTTTATAACATAACAGAATCCGCAAGCGGTGCGGATGAGGAAACGGATGATAGTTTAAGACAAAGAATAAAAGAAGCACCCGAGCAGTTTTCTAATGCAGGAAGCAGAGGAGCATACAGATTTCATACAATCTCAGCTCATCAAAATATCATTGATGTTGCGGTTATCCATAAGCAACCCGGGGTTGTTGAAATTTACCCTCTTACAATTGAGGGAAATCCCTCTCAAGAAATTATCGATATAGTTCAAAATTACCTATCTGATGATAAAGTCAGACCGCTTACGGATTTAGTTCTGGTTAAACCTCCAGAAAAAATAGACTTTCAAATTCTTGCAAATCTTACTTTGTATAATTTTGTGGACTTGGAAAGTGTCCAGGCTCTTGTTAATCAAAAAATTGAGGAATACAAAAAGAATTTAAGGTCAAAACTCGGTCTTGATATTGTCCCGACTCAAATTATTGCCCTTTTAAACAGCATTTACGGGGTTTATAAAGTCGAGTTAACTACTCCGTTTTTGCAGGAGCTTGGCGATTATCAATGGGCAAATTGTACAGATTATACGGTAAATATTACAGGATACACAAATGGCTGATAATTTATTAATTCCAATAAATGACGAATCAAGTCGGGCTTTTAATGAGCTTTTCAACAGGCTTGGTACTTTAGATTTAACTCCAATCCTGATTTATCTTATTGACAATGTTGAGCCGACTGCCTTGCCTCTTTTAGCAGAACAATTTCATATATTAGGCAATGAAGGTTGGCTATTCGCAAGTTCTGATGCAGAAAAAAGAGCATTAATCAAAAATGCGGTCCAGATTCATAAATACAAAGGAACAAAATTTGCTCTTGAAAAAGTTCTGGAAAGTTTGAATCTTAACGGAAAAATCTTTGAATGGTTTGATTACACAGGTCAGCCTTACCATTTTAGAGTAATTCTTGATCTTTTTGATCGGGGATTTGATGAAATAACGGAAAAACAGCTTCTTGATTTGGTTGAAGAAACAAAAAACGTTCGCTCTGTTATGGAAAAACTTGAGATTAATCTTTCCTCTCAGGCAAAACAAAAACTCCTCTCATTGTGTCTGATGGGAGAGGAAATTACTCTTTATCCGAAGGTGGGTTAAATGGCAGAATTTTACTCAATAGTAACAAATATTGGATTTCAAAAGATCAATGAATGTCTTGCTACAGGAAGCAAACTTGATCTTAAATTCATTGCCGTTGGTGATTCAAACGGCAGTTACTATGAGCCTGCAATCAATCAAACCTCACTTTTAAATGAATGTTGGAGAGGTGAAATATCAGAAGTTAATAAAAATAGTATCGGATTATACGCAAGAACTCTTATGCCGTTTAATGTTGGTAGATTTTATATAAGGGAAGTCGGCGTTTTTGATACTGAAAACAACCTTTTGATTATAGGCAAACAGGCGGAAACATATAAACCGGTTATATCAGAAGGAACCGCAAAAGATATTTGGCTAAAAGTTGTTTTAACTTCAATTAATCCTGATGTAATAGAGCTTAAAATCGACCCATCGGTGCAAACGGCAACGGTGCAGTATGTTTTAAATCTTTTCAATAACCATAATCACAGCGACCTTATGCCTATATGGGTTTATGACACAAATGCAAACGGAATCGTGGATTCTTGCGAATTTGTTGACGGAGGAATATTTACAGATAATCAGCAGATGGAGCCGCCACAACCTCCATTAATACCTGAATTAATTATGAATACAGCAATTTATGACAAAGATAACGATGGAATAGTAGATGAGGCAGAAAATATTGATGCCGGTGAATTTTAAAGGAGATTAAAATGGGAACAATTCAAATCAAACGTGGTTTAGCAGCTAACCTTCCAACAAGCGCAGGCAATGGAGAACTACTTTTTACAACTGACACAAAGAAATTCTATGTCGGCAACGGAACAGGCAATGCTCTGACAGAATTCAAAAATGCTGCTGAGCTAACATCACTTTTTTCGGGAAAATCTGATGTAGGACATACGCATACATCAGCCGGAATTACCGATTTTAATACAGCATCTGATGCCAGAATTACTGCTCAAAAAGGTGTTGCAAACGGTATAGCAACTCTTGATACCAGCGGAAAAATTCCAACGACTCAAATCCCTTCAACCTTCAAGGAAGCCTCAGTTGTTGCTGATATTGCTGCAAGAAATGCTTTAACAGCTTTTAGCGGACTGCACGCACTCGTGTTAAACGCAACAGGTGATGCAACCGTTCAATCAGGCGGAGCTGAA